GATGGAAGAACTAATAAGTCGTACCATCAAACAGGTAAAGCAGTAGATGTATATGCGTACGTAGATGGCAAAGCTAGTTGGGATCATTTGCATCTTACTCATATTGCTACAGCTATGTTACAAGCATCTGCTCAATTAGGTTACGAGCTTAAATGGGGTGGTTTGTGGAATTCGTGGCAAGATATGCCTCATTTTGAAATTAAGGACTAGTTATGAGTTTCTTAAGTTTTTTAAATCCTATTGCAAGTCTTGGTAAAACATATCTTGAAGGTAAGAATAATGTTGCTAAGGCTAAGTCTGCTGCAGCTATTATAGGTATTGAAGCAGAAGCAGATGTAAAAGTTGCTAATGCTAAAGCTGCTCATAAGCTGGCAGACAATGGACAAACTCAAGATTTTAATTTAGATCTTGTAGCCATGAAGCAAATGGATAAATCACTATTAGACGAAATTATGATTGGGCTATTGTTAATCCCTATAGCAGCTTCATTTGTAGGTTATCAAGAAGAAGTTACAGCAGCATTTGAATCATTTGCTTCTATGCCAGACTGGTATCAGTATTTGGTTATAGGTGTATATGTTGTTAAGTTTGGTATGCGTGGATTACTTACTAAATTAGTCTCAGGAAAGCTTAGCGGCATTAAGTTGAAATAGGCTCAAGATTATATTATGTATCTAGTATGTGGTACGATACAGCAATTATTTAAGGTATAGACGACATGTCCGAAAAGTTTGATGACCAAGTGATATATTCAGATGAAACATCTGATAAAAATCTATACAGTGAAAGTACTGTTGAATTAGCTGATTGGGAAAATGCTCCTAAAGTAGCTGATCTTAAAGCTGACTACACTGAAGCTTTGCCTGCTCATCAATTACAGTTAGCCAAAGTTAGAACATGGACAGATAACCTTAATATAGAAGGCAGTGCTAAAATTGCAAAGCGCACGGGGCGTAGCGCCGTAGCGCCTAAGTTAATTCGCAAACAAGCTGAATGGCGTTATGCTGCGCTTAGCGAACCATTCTTATCTACAGATGATGTATTTAATGTAGAACCTATTACTTTTGAAGACAAAGCAAGTGCTATACAAAATCAATTAGTTTTAAACAATCAATTTAATACTAAAATTAAAAAGAATCGTTTTATTGATGAATTTATAAGAGCTGCTGTTGACGAAGGTACAGTTATTGTCAGAGTTGGTTGGGATTACGAAGACAAGATTGTAGAAGTAGAACAACCTATTATGGAAGAGATCCAAATACAGGATCCAATGATGGCAGCTCAGATGGCTGCTCAGGGAATGCCCCCGGTAGAGCAAATACAAATAGGGACAGAGATGGTTGAGGAAACTCAAATCATTAAAAATTGTCCTACTCTTGAAGTATGTAATATAGATAACGTGTTAGTAGATCCTACTTGTAAAGGTGATCTAGAAAAAGCACAATTTTTAATTTACAGCTTTGAAACAGACCTTTCTGATCTTAAGAAAGATGGTAGATATACTAATCTAGATAAAATTAATGTTTCTGGTAACTCACTATTATCTGAGCCAGATCATCACTCTACTATGGAAGAAGCTGTATTTAATTTTAAAGATAAACCTCGTCAGAAGTTTGTTGCGTATGAGTATTGGGGTTATTGGGATATTAATAAAACAGGCATAGTAGAGCCTATTGTTGCTACTTATGTAGGTGACACAATAATTAGAATGGAATCGAATCCATTCCCAGATCAAAAGATTCCGTTTGTTATGGCTCAGATGTTACCTAAGCGTAACTCTAGCTATGGTGAACCAGATGGTGCATTACTAGAAGATAATCAAAAAATTGTAGGTGCTGTAACTCGTGGCATGATTGATATCATGGGCCGCTCAGCTAACGGACAACTAGGAATACGTAAAGATGCTCTTGATGTAACTAACCGTCGTAAGTATGAGCGAGGTTTAGATTATGAATTTAACGCCCAGGTAGATCCACGTCAGGCATTTCATATGGGTGCTTACCCGGAAATTCCTAAGTCAGCTGAAACAATGATAGGGCTACAAAATCAAGAAGCAGAATCACTAACAGGTGTTAAAGCATTTTCTTCTGGCTTAAGTGGTCAAGCACTTGGCAATACAGCTACTGGTATTCGTGGAACACTGGACGCTACAAGTAAGCGTGAGTTAGGTATTCTACGTCGATTGGCTACTTGTATTAGTGAAGCTGGTCGTAAGATATTAGCAATGAATGCAGAATTTTTATCTGAAGAAGAGACTATACGTATTACAAATGACGAGTTTGTCCAGGTACGTAGAGATGATTTAGCAGGTAACTTTGATCTTAGATTAACTATTAGCACTGCTGAGACAGATAATGAGAAAGCCCAGGAGTTAGCATTTATGCTACAGACTATGGGTAACTCAATGGATCCATCTATGGGTCAGATGTTATTAGAAGAAATTGCTATGCTTCGTAAAATGCCGGCATTGGCTAAGCGAATTAAAGAGTACCAGCCACAGCCTAACCCACTTGAAGAAGAGAGAGCTTCGTTAGAAGTTGAGTTGTTAAGAGCACAGGTTGCTAACGAGAATGCTAAGGCTCAAGAGAACCAAGTAGACGTTCAACTTAAGATGGCTAAAACTCGTAACTTAGAGAGTAAATCAGATACTGAAGATTTAGCGTTCTTAGAACGTGAATCTGGAGCCGATGTAGATAAAGAACTACAGAAGAAAGATTTTGACAGACGTGCGCAGTTAGATTTAAAAGCTGCAGACGGAATGTTAAAAGGTGCCGAGGCACAATAACCTCGTATTTAAACTTAACCAAGATAACCTACAGGTAAAGCTGGGGGACACAAAGGTAAATTGAAATGAATGAAATTGAGCAAATTGAAGTTAGTATTGACTCTGCACGTAAAGATGTAGCTAAAATGGAAAGTTTATTACGTCTTATAAGTAATAAAGATTTTCAAGGGTTAGTAGATACTGGTTATTTTGTAGATGAAGCAAGTCGTTTAGTTATTTTACGTGCTGATCCTGCTATGCAAAGTGATAGTTTACAAAAAACTATTGATGATGGAATTACAGCTGTTGGTCATTTTAGACAATATCTTAATACTGTTATGCAAATAGGTCGAATGGCAGAGCAGGGAATTAAAGAGGACGAAGAGACTCGTCAAGAACTTTTAGCAGAGGAGCTGTAACATGTCAGAATCAGCCGCTGTTAATCCTTTAGATTTACCTGATGACGAGGTTAATGATGCTATTGCAGCAGAAATGGCTCGGTTAGAATCAGAAGAAGAAATTGCTACTTCACCTCCAGAAGACGAAGTCGAAGATGAGGTAGAAGAAAATACCTTAGAAGAAACTGAAGAAACTGAGGAAGAAGAAAATGAAGACAATGATGAAGAACATGCATCTGATGATGACAGTACAGATGAAGCAGCTGAAGGGGCTGGTACAGTCCCTGAAGCTGCATCTGAAGAAGTTGTTACAGATGATACTAACGATACTGAAAACCCTTCAGACGATGGTTCTAGAGACAGTACAGAAGCTGATATTGACTCTAAAGGGGAAATAGACTATAAAGTTCAGTATGAAGAGTTACTTAGCCCATTTAAGGCTAATGGTAAGGACATCAAAGTAGACACGGTAGAAGATGCCAGGTCTTTGATGCAAATGGGTGCTAACTACAATAAGAAAATGGCTGCGTTAAAGCCAAATCTTAAAGTAGTTAAAATGCTAGACAACCACGGTTTGCTAGATGAACAGAAGTTAAGCTACTTAATTGATCTCAGTAAACAAGATCCTGAAGCAGTTAAGAAGTTAGTAAAAGATAGTGGAATTGATCCACTAGATATTGACACAGACAATATTGCGTATAGACCCAACGCTTACAATGTCTCTGATAGCGAAGTAGCACTGGACGGAATACTCGATGACATTCGAGACACAAGTACCTTTAACACTACTATTGATATCATTGGTAATAAGTGGGACGAAGCGTCCAAAGATATGATTGCCAAAGACCCTAATATCATTAAGGTCATCAACGATCATGTCGGATCTGGAATATTCAAGAAGGTCAGTGAAGTTGTAGAACGGGAGCGAATTTTAGGAAGACTTAATGGTCTTTCTGATATTGAGGCTTATAAACAAGTAGGCGATGCGATCAATTCTAGTGGAGGATTTGGTGACCCTGTACAGGTTACTAAGACCCAACCAACTAGTATATCTAAATCAAATAGTGTTAATAAGGCAAACAATCCTGTAGATCCAAAGCTTAAAGTTAAGCGAAAAGCTGCGGGCTCTACAAAAAGTAAGCCTAGTAAGGCAAAACCTCAGTTCGATGTACTCAGTATGAGCGACGAAGAATTTGAGAAGATGTCTTCTAGTAAGTTTGTTTAATTACTATTTTTTAAGGATATACTAATGAGTATTACATATAACGATCCCAAAGGCGGAACAGCGTCTGGTGTTGGAGCGCAAGTCCGTACGGATTATTAC